TTTTCATAATCATACATTATAATTTAGGAGAAAATAATGGCTGAAAAACTTATAAGCCCTGGTGTATTTACTGCCGAAAACGATCTTTCATTTATACCTGCTGGTGTCGGTGAAATCGGTGGTGCTATTGTAGGGCCAACAGTAAAAGGACCTGCTATGGTTCCTACTATTGTTAATAGCTATGCAGAATATGTACAAATGTTTGGAGACACATTCCAATCTGGAAGTTCAAATACAGAATTTTTAACATCAATATCAGCAAGAGAATATTTAAAGCATTCAGGAACTCTTACGGTAGTTAGAATAATGCCTGATAGTTATTCTAATGCTAGTTCTGTTGTGAGTCAGTCAGATGGAACTGGTTCAGCATTTACTCTTAATACCATAGCAGATGGTGTTATTATGAACAGTGTTAGTACAGAAAAAGCTGGTGGAATTTTACCTTCAGGAAGCAAAGATAATTTAAGATGGGAAGTTACTTCTGTTAATAATTCCAAGGGAACATTCACTCTCTTAATTCGACGTGGTAATGACACTTCTAAAAACAAAGTGATTCTTGAAACTCACAATGGTCTTAGCTTAGATCCAAACTCACCAAATTATATTTCTAAGAGAATAGGTGACCAGAGAAATACTTTATCTTCTGATGGTTCATACATACAACCTTCTGGAAATTATCCGAATCAATCTTCATACGTTTATGTAAGTGGTGTGGCAGATACTTTTGATTACTTAGATCCAGCAGGATCGGTTAGAGTAGCTGAAGCTTCTGGAAGTTTACCAAGTGCTGGAAGTGGTTCTTTTGCAGGTGGAACAGATGGAACAGGAGCATCTGGAGCTAAAGCAATGTTTGATGATATTGCTGCTGCAAACGTTCAAGGTCTTGATCCAACCGTTGCATCTAAAGGTAAAACTAATTACGAAAATGCCTTTACTTTGCTAAGTAATCAGGACGAGTATGATATAAATCTTTTATGGGCACCAGGTTTAAATAATATGGACCATGGTGATATGTGTAACAAACTAATCGAAGCTTGTGAAAACAGAGGAGATTGTTTTGCAATTGTAGATCCTGTTGGATATGGTAAAACATTGGCTAATGCTGTTACTCAAGGTGGTAATGAAGATTCATCTTATGCAGCTATGTATTGGCCATGGGTACAAACTTCAGCAAATGGTAAATATGTTTGGGTTCCAGCTTCAACATTAGTTCCTGGTGTTATTGCATTTAACGATAAAGTTTCTCATGAATGGTACGCTCCAGCAGGATTAAATCGTGGAGGACTTAGTTCAGCAATTCAAGCAGAAAGAAAACTAACCCATGCTAATAGAGATGATCTTTATGAAGCTAATATTAATCCTCTAGCAACATTCCCTGGTGAAGGTGTTTGTGCATGGGGTCAAAAGACTTTACAAAGAAAAGCATCTGCATTAGATCGTATTAATGTACGAAGATTATTAATTAACCTTAAGAAATTTATTGCTAGTACGTCAAGATACTTAGTATTTGAAAACAATACTTCTGCAACTAGAAACCGATTCCTAGCTTCAGTTAATCCTTATATGGAATCTGTTCAAGAGAAAAATGGTTTATATGCTTTTAAAGTGGTAATGGACGATACAAACAATACTCCAGATATTATAGATAGAAACATTATGAAGGGTGAAATATTCCTACAACCAGCAAAAGCAGCTGAATTCATAGTGGTAGACTTTAATATAATGCCAACTGGTGCAACTTTCGAAGATTAAGATATTTATAATAAAGGAGAAAACATAAATGGCAAATTTAATAGACCCAACAGAATTAATGTACAACTCATTTGAACCAAAGGTTCAGAATAGGTTCATTATGTATATTGATGGGATTCCTTCATATCTTATTAGAAAAGCTTCAAGACCAACTTTTAAGAATAGTGAAGTACAGATGAAGCACATGAACACCCAAAGATTTATTAAAGGTCGTAGTGAATGGGATCCAATGACTGGTATAGAACTTTATGATCCAATTGTACCATCTGGAGCACAAGCTGTTATGGAGTGGATTAGATTGCATCACGAATCCGTAACAGGAAGAGATGGTTATGCAGACTTTTACAAGAAAGATATAAGCTTCAATATGTTAGGTCCTGTAGGTGATAAAGTAGAGGAATGGCAACTAAAAGGTGCTTTTATAACTAATGCACAATTTGGTGATGTTAGCTGGGAAGAAGATGGAACTCCTGTACTAATAACTTTAGATATAAGATTCGACAAAGCAATATTACAATATTAATATTAGCTAACAAATATTAAAGCTCCCAGAAATGGGAGTTTTTTTTGTTGCAATATATTTATATATACAAAAACAATAAGGAGTTATTTTATGTCAAATAAGGTTACAGAAGATTACCCAGGAAAAGCTTTAAGTGTAGAAGAATTAAAAGCTAAAGTTACTGCTGAAGCAAATGTTGAAGCAGCTAAAAAATCTAAATTCCCAACAGAAATAATAGAATTACCAAGTAAAGGTTTAGTGTATTCTAGTGAGAGTCCCCTAAGTTCTGGTAAAGTAGAAATGAAGTACATGACAGCAAAAGAAGAAGATATTCTGACATCTTCTAATTTAATACAAAAAGGTGTTGTTATTGATACTCTTTTGAGAGCACTAATTGTTAGTAATGGAGAAGGCCAGCCAGTAAATTATGGTGAATTAACTATTGGTGATAAAAATGCTATTATGGTAGCTGCAAGAATATTGGGTTATGGTTCAGAATATCCTGTTGAAATGACTTGTCCACATTGTCAAGCTAAGTCTAAACTAGAAATAGATTTATCTTCTTTGGAAAATAAAGAAGTAAATGAATCTTTACTTAAAGATGGACCAGTATATGAATTTCATTTACCAGCATCCAAAAGAGATATAACTTTTAAGATTCTAACACATAATGATGAAAAGAAAGTTGAAGAAGAAGCTAAAAAAATGAAGAAGAAAAACTTTGGTGGTAATGGTGTAACTTACGAATTAACTAGTAGACTTAAACACATGATATTATCTGTGGATGGTGCTACAGACCTTAAGACTATAAAGAACTTTGTAGAAAATGAATTCCTATCTAGAGATTCTTTAGCATTTCGTAAGCACATAGAAACTATGTCTCCTGATGTAGATATGGCAATTCCATTTGAGTGTGAGCATTGTGGCCATGAAGAGCCATCTATTCAGATGCCAATGAATGTAAACTTTTTTTGGCCTGGGGCTTAACTATAAGCCCATTCTGCACAAACAGCTTTTTGAAATGTTATACTTTTCTAATGGCTCTTTTACACATACCGATCTGTATGAAATGCCAGTTTATCTTAGAACCTTCTATTATAAAGAATTAAGTAAGCAGTTAAAAACTGAAAAAGAAGCTATGGATAAAGCTTCTAAAGGAAAATCTCCTGGTAAGCCTAACATACCTTCTTGGGCAAAAAGTTCTGGAAAATGATATTTATAAGCGTATAGATACATTTTTTAGGACTTACTTATGAATACAAATACCAAATTGAAAAGCAAAATTAGAGAATCCATTGAAGTTGAAATGGAAAGAAACCCAGAAGCTGATGTATTCTCAGAAGGCTTTGTTAGTAGAATAGCAAACCACTTAAAACAAGTATTAAGTACTTCTGCTACTAAAAGATACGATGCTGATTTAGAAAGGATAGCAAAATCAGGTCCAGCGGGAAAAAAAGCCGTTAAAAAATTAGTCGATACAATTTCCCAAGTAGAAAAAGATATGAAAGAAGTAGATAAGTTAATAGCTAAATATGGTATTGATTAATGGCTAAAAGAGATCCAAAAGAAACGTTAGATGCAGCTAGAGAACTTGCTAAACAGTTAGGTTCTAATACCAGTGCTGTAGAAGCATATCTTAAGGTTCAAGAAAAAGTAAAAGAAATTCAAGATTCAATGGTTGAAAAAGTTAAAGAACAAGCCATTGCAAATAATGACCAAGTAAAAGCAGCTCAACAAGTAGCTGATGCATACCAAAGACAACAAGACCGACAGAAACAACTAAATGAACTAACCCAAAAATATGTAGATAAGTGGCGTGATTTTAAAGAAATAGCCCAAGATCCTAAAATAGCAAGAGGTTTATTTTTAGCAGCTGCTGCAAAAAAAGCTTCTGAAGTTGCCCATTCTTTTCATGATATGCAACATGATGCTGGATTAGCTTATACTCAAACATTCCAAATGACTGGAACTTTAGCTAAATCTGTTGCATCTGGTTTTATGCTAGGCGTTGGATTTAAAGCTTCAGCCAAAGCTGCTGGTGCAC